GCAAAACAAATCTGCTCAGTGTTCAATCCGGATGCTTCCTGAAAGAGTTTGTCATTTGAGTTGGTCGGTAGGCTTTCAATCTTCGGCAATTGCTCCTGAGAGTTCGCAAAGAATGCGGCAGTTTTACCAGCATTGTGCGCACCCTTGAGTTTGTCGATGGTTTGGCGCAGTACGTTTTTCTCTTCCTCCGATTGCGGTCGCTTAGGGAACATGATTGCAAACGATGGGAAGATTGAGTTCTGAATGTTGGATTTTGCAAAGTATGAAAGCTCACCACTCAAGAATGCAAAGTTCAATGCGCTTGAATATTTTGGCAGTGAATACCAATCTTGCCCAAGGCACTCAACCTCATACACAAAAAGCTGCTCACGATCAGTGCAAGATGGATGGTGCCTCTTGATTTCTTGCACATCGATTCGAGTGGACCAATCTTCACAAATGAAGTACTGATTTTTGTTGCGACCCTTTCTGACTTTCTCAGGAGATATATTCTCTGCCCTGGTCATCTTCATCTTCTCATCAAAAAACAAACGGAAGTACACTCGGTTGTGTACAATCAATTGCTCAGTTGTGATTCGAGCTGTCTTTTTGAGTTTGATTTTTTTCTCGAATGTGTACAATTCAAGCAAGTCCTTTGGAGTTGCGTTCTTTGTCTTGAGTTCAAATCCACCACCAATGACTGCATTTGTTTTGTAGTCCACGATGGCACCATGCAGAGGTGAACTGAACACCATTTGATTGAGCAGTTGTGGGAACATATTGTCCTGACCAAATGGAATCCAACCTGATGTGGTGTATCTGCCATTAATGTATGGAAGAGATAGGTTGGCACCACCAACTTTCAGGAATGGTGTGCTAAACGCATCATAATTGGATGTAATCATCTCAACCTGTGAATCTTTTTTTACTCTGAATATATCGTACCAAGCCATGTGCTAATCGTATATAGATGAAATTGATGCGCCACTGACAACCATTCGACCCTCTTCAATGACAACTCCTGTGGTATCATCGATTGATGTTGGTGGTATGGTTGATTCGTACACGCTGTATGTATATTGTCCCTTTATTAGTTCCACATCGACAGGTTCATCCAGGTAGAAGAGATTGAATCTCTCAGGGTATGGTGACTCATCGGTGTTGGTGAAGAGGATTGGGTCTGAGGTCGGGTTCATTTCGTTCTGAAAAACGAACAAATAGTATGGCGAAGGTAGCGTTGACACCTCTGATAATGTCACGACAATACTGTTCACCTCACCCTTGTTGATGTATATCATTTGTATATGTTGCAGATAGGTCAAAATTTGTTCACAATCTTTCATTTTGTTATTAGATATGTGGCAAAATTTACTACTTAATTTATAACAAAAGGTAAAATTTGTACATAATACTGTACAAAAAAAGCCACCCCGGAGGATGGCTCTCACAACTATGAACAGGAAAGTTGTTTTTAGAGGGCAGGTACGACTGCGGCAACTGCTGCCTCTTCGATTTCATAAGCAAGAAAATCATTCTCTGCAACCAGAGTGACACTGTACTTGCTACCATCTGCACGAGTAGTCCCTGAGCCTTCACCAACTGCTGTCAATTGAAGGAATGGGAAGTACCAATATTTGCCATTCATGTCTTTTACAATAGCATTTAAGTATTGTTGACCTGAACCCAAGATTTTGATTGCTTGAGATTTGTCCTGGTCTCTTCGGTGGAACATGAGGGTGATTGTAGCAGTCACATAAGATGAACCGTTGATGAGGTCGATTGCTGCATCTTCAACATAGTTGCCTGTGTTTCTGCGAATTTCAAAAACAGTATAGTCAGGCGCACCAGCATTCAATGTGATTGAATCGATGGTCCATGTATTGGTTGCATCTAATGCAAATGTGTCAATGTTATCTTGCTGATTTATCCATATTTTTTCAATACCACCTGAATTGGAATCACATGATTTCACAATGGTTTCGAGTGCTTCACAAAGAGCCATAATTTTTTAGATTTAATCAGTTAAAAAAAAGAGGGGAGTATTTCATCCCCTCAAGGATATTATGAATAAAGAACGATCTCAGCACCGTTAACGTGAACAAATCCAACTTTCATGTTGGCACGAGTACGGATGTAAGGCTCAGCTACAGTATCAGCTAAGTTAACAGCACGCAAGTCAGAGCTATCACCTTCAGCATCAAATGCGTAGATAAGGTTGTCTTTCAAAGTCCATACAAAAGTATTGTTAGACATACCTGGACAAACTACAATCTTAACACCTAAGAAAGTCAATGCTAAGTCTTGAGTGATGTAAGCTTGAGTGTTACCTGATGCTACACCTAATCGGTAGATATTAACCAATTGAGTAGGCATATATAAACGTAGGTCAGCAGTACGAGTAGCAATAGTTGCAGGAAGTAAAGCAAATGCAGCAGACAATGCAGCCTCAAGAGCTGTAAAGTTAGCAATAGAACCACTACCACCATTGATAACTCCTGAACCTGGAGCACCTAATAACTTCTCATAACCGTCACACAAAGCAAGTGTAGGGTTTAAAGAAGCTGTATCACCTTGCCAACGGATAGACTCAATATCACCGTTAATTTTGTTAGCCATTTCAGACCAATAGAAAGACATGAAAGATGCAACAGAGAAATCTCCGTTAGATCCTTTGCTCATTTGAAGAGACAAGAAAGATTGCTCAAGGTCAAACTGACAAATCTGAGCCATTGCAGACAATGCACATACATCAATCTCTTTAGCATCTAAGTCATCATTGGGAGCGGTGAACGCACAGCTAGAAGCCTGTAGGATGTTACCAAATGTTACAGATGCCAATTTTGTCTTATACTTTACTCCAGGAAGAGCACGATAGTTGTCAGCAGTATCTTCTGACAAATAAGCCTTAGAATAGAAGGCCTCTGGGTTAGCTGCTAATAAAGCAGTAGGATCTATTTGAAGATCGAATTTTAATTTACGCATAGTTTTATTTGTTTATGAATTTGTTTACATTACTAAATCTTTGCTGTACACTCATAGTTACAGCCTCAGTCACTGTCTCCTCCTCTACTTCAGTTGAAGTCAAATCCTCAAGTTGTGTCTTAAGGTCTGCTATCATCTGTAGTAAAGTGTTCATTTGCTCATCCATTGCAGGCTTAACTATAGCAAGGATAGCCTCTGTATCAACAGCAGGATCTATTGCCATAGTTGCCTCCTCTGCAGGAATTTCTTCTTTTACTGTCTCTTCAACGACAGTGTCTTCAAGGGCTACCTCTTCCGTAGGTACCACTTCAGCCTCTTTAATCTCAATAATCTCTCCATCTTTTACAACGTAGATCTTACCTTCAATTAGATGCTCTCCATCTGGTAATTTATTCATTTTTATATTATTTGGTTGTTGCTCTTTTAGTTTCATCCCAAGGTACCCTTCAATGCTGAAGCCTATCTGCTCTTGTGCTACAAGTTCAGCGTAGTATTCCTTATCTGTTACCTGAGCAGTAACCATAAGAGTGCCTTCCGGTACTTCAATACCAAATGATGAATATGCTTTGTCTTCTTTTGGAGTATCTACTATCCAAGCCTCAAGTACATAAGCAGGTACGGTCTTAGATTGATCATGCTCAAGATTGAATAGGTCTCTGTTAACCATCTCTCTCATAAACTTAGCGTGTATCTTTTCAATCTCTTCCTGACTAAATTTAACATAATACTCTTGGTCAGTATCTTCATCAAACCTGTATATCTCCATAGGAATAAGAGCAGGTGCAGTGATGCGATATTTTAAGTCATCAGAAAAGAATACAGGCTTAACCTGAGAACTGAATGCCATACCCTTTACTTTGATAGCAGGGTTAGCTGTGAAAGCTATCTGCTCAATACCAAGGTCTTCGCCATCTTCAGCGTATTCAGGGTCTATAGTTATCTTATAGATTGGTAAGTTCTTTTTGGCCATACACCTATATTAAAAAAAGAGTATATTTGTTCAAATTTTAAAACATGATAACTATCTTAAACAGGGAAATCCCTAACCAAATTGATGAGCTGACCATTGAGCAGTTTGAAGCTATTACTGAAATCAATAACAATCAAGAGCTTGATCCAATTGATAAACACCTTCAAGTGTTTGCTTATCTTGGAATACCTGAGAGTGAGTTCTGGGATACTGATGTGGCTGACTTCATTGCTATTGTTAAAGATTTCAATAGTTTAGATAAGGATACTGATTATCCTGTGGTAGAAGAGCTTGAGATTGAAGGATACACATATAAGGCTGAGATGAAGCTAACAGTTAGGGATACTAAGCTCATTGAAAAGATTGCTTTGAAAAAAGATAAAGGATATGTGTCAGAGATGTTGGCTGTCATGTTTAAACGAGTGGACCTATCCAATACTGAACACTATACAGATGCACACATCAAACAGAAAGCTAAATTAATTAGAAAGCTAAATGCAGCTATCTCTATCCCTTATATGTTGTTCATAGCTAATAAAGTAAATGGTCAAGCTACCCAATCAGTGGAGTCAAGTCAGTCTTGAGCAGTTCATTGAGTATAGTAAGATAGATAAAGAGCAGGGAGCCTACTACTTTAATAGTGAGGCTGTATCTATCTTAGCTGATGAGCCTATTGAGATTATTGAAGATCTTGATGTAGATGAGTTAGCAGAACTTGTAGCAGAGGCTAAATGGTGTACATCCGAGCCATCTAAGAGATATAAGCATGAGGTAATTGGCATGAAGTTCAAGCCATTCAACAAACTTACCCTATATGAATATATTGACCTTGACTACTTCTTTCAAAATAACTACCTAAGTAACTTGGATAAAATATGTGCTATCTGTTATCGACAGACCAGGATAAATGAATGGAATGAGGAAGTGCTTGAGCCATATGACTATGACTGCAACATTAGAGCTGAGAAGTTCCTTGACCTACCCATTACTGAAGTATATGGTATCATTGGTGAGTTCATTAAGTACAGAGATACATTCCTTAAGAACTATGAAAATCTATTTAGTGGTGACCTTGATGATGAGCTAACTGAAGAGGAAGAGAAGGAGCTAACTCCTGAAGAGATAAAAGAGATAAAAAAACAACAGTCAGCTGTCAAATGGTCATGGGAGCAGACTATCTATGCATTAACCAATGGAGATATCACCAAAAGTAGAGCAGTAGGCAATCTACCTCTTATCTATGTGTTCAATATCTTATCCATGAAAAAAGAATTAGACCTCTAATGGAAATCCTGTAGTAAAGTCAGCAGGAGGATCTACAGGAGTGAACGTATATGTAATGCTTTTATTGCTTTCTAATATACGAGCTACCTGCAATAATGGATACTTTTGTGTTAACCACTCAGTGTATTGTCCATATATCTCAGCAGTGATACCTTCACTATGTAATGCTTCAGTAAATTGGCTAACTAAATAATATGGCTCAATTACTCCACCATTCCATAGCTGTGCTCTATTATTGAGAAAGATAAAGTAATACATGGCAATGATCTCAATCTGCAAGTTACCTAATGCAGGCACTTTGGCATTTATCCTGATAGACTCCTCAAGTGTTCCCTCTTGATATAAACCATTGGCAATAACTATCCTTTGCAGTATTCTCTGCATCCTTCTCCTTGTAGGATACTTAACATTAAACTCACCATTGTTAGCGTATGCCATGATTAATCATATAGTTGTATTATTACTCTCTTATGCCCTAAGTTATCCGGTGTGGTTGTACTATTTTGAACTGCAAAAATTAAAAAATAATCAATAGCAGGATTGAATGCTACTGATGTCAATGTTCCTGAAGTTAGATCTGTACTAATAGCATTGGTTGGGTTGTACACATATAGGTTAGTACCATCAAAATAGAAGTTCCTTTCAAATCTTTGTACATATGTAGTACCTGTCATACTACCTGCAGTAGCTAATAAGGTGGCTCCT